TTTTTTCTTATATTTGATTTGAATATCTGTCACATCTTGAATGTTGAAGGAACCCGCTGAAAATCCGCATCACTACAAGATTTCAGCTTTCTTCAACTTCCTTCAGGATAAAAAAAAGACCGCCCCCGGTGGTGGCACACCGGAAGCGGTCAGGCGAAACAAACCCCTTTTGAAGTTAATGTTTCAACCTCCATTGAACATTATATCACACTGGGGTTGGCTTTGCTATACCCATTTTCCACGAAAGGACAGGTGATATAATGCGGAATCCTAATGGGTATGGGACAGTTGCGAAGCTGTCAGGCAATCGCCGCCGCCCGTACATTGTGAAGAAGGTCATTGGCTGGAACGACAAAGGCCATCCAATCTATGATATAGTAGGCTACACAGAAACCCGTGAAGCCGGGAATATGCTGTTGGCTGAATACAACCGTGATCCTTGGGATGTTGACCGGGCCAAGATCACCATGAAGGAACTGTTTGAACTTTGGAAAGAAAAGAAGGCCCCCAAGCTGGGGGAATCCAACCGTTCATCTTTGTGTTCAGCGTTCAAACATTGTTCAGCGTTATGGGAAAAACCCTATAAGCAAATCCGGTCATACCAAATGCAAGAAACCATTGACGGTTGCGGGAAGGGGTATAGTACCCAAGCGGCAATTAAAAACCTTTGGGGCCATCTTGACAGGTTCGCCCTTGAAATGGACATAATCAACCGGTGTTTTTCTGACTTGCTGACTTCTGATCCCATCCCACCAACCACCCGCCTTCCCTTCAGTAAGGAAGAAATCAAGAAGGTTTGGGAACATCAGAAAGAACCTTGGGTTGACACGGTTCTGATCCTGCTTTATTCCGGGTGGCGGATCAGCGAACTTCTGAATTTGAAGCCGGAAGATATAAACCTTCAGGCCGGGACGATGAAGGGTGGAACCAAAACCAAGGCGGGGAAAGATCGGGTGGTTCCCATCCATTCCAAAATCCGGCCCTTGGTTGAAGCCCGTCTTGCCGAAGGTGGCCCCCGGCTGATCAGCTACAATGGGCGGGTTTGCAACCAAACCCAATACCGGATTTTTTGGGCGGACATTATGAAGGCTCTTGAAATGAAACACACCCCGCATGAATGCCGCCACACCTTTGAAACCCAACTGGACAGCGCCGGGGCAAACCGGAAGTGTATTGATCTTCTCATGGGTCATGTGTCCAAGGACACAGGGAACCGGGTCTATAATCACAAGACATTGGATGAACTGAAGGCCACGGTGGAACTTATCAAATAGGGTTCAATCCGGTGAACATTATAGGCCGCTGAACACTGAACTATTAACACGGTAGTAACAAAAAAGGCGGGAACCCCTGAAAAATCAAGGGTTCCCGCTTAATCTGTTTTTATTATACCATGAATTAGTATGCTCTGCAACGCTCCGAAGCGCCCAAATACTGAACATTTCAGCCCGTTGAAAGTGGGGTAAATCGGGGGCGGTAGTAACAAACTAATAACACGGTATCACACCGGTTTTGCGTAGTCAAGGGAAATCCAACCGGCCCCGCTTTTCAGCTTGCCCCACTTGGTAGCGCCGGTGCCGGTGCTTTCCGCCACAATGGTATAAACACCGGGCGCAATGAAGCCATTCTTCCCATAGTTGGTGCCGGGGCCTTTCCTGATATACAGATCAGAAATTGTCACCCGCACCAAGTACGGCTCCACCGTGGCCCCTGCGCCGCCCGTGGTGGCGTTTCCGGTGCTGGGGGTAGTAGTTCCCCCACCCCCGCCAGAAGTGCCGCCAGAAAGCCGCCTGTTGACCTCTGCGGCGATCTCGTCATGAAGGTTATAAAGATAATCACCGGGGCAAGACTTGTTTGCAAACCACCGGTGAACCGTCATAACCATTTCATTTGCCTTGGGGGTGTAAGCAAGGGTTTTGTTCTTATCCCCGAACCACAGGATTTTAGTTTTCCCGTTGCGCTTGCAAATATCGGTGACAAGATCAAGAAGGGCGTTGTATGCCTTATCCGTCACCTTGTAGGGGGCCACGGTTTCACTTGCCGTTTCGATAGTCACGGCCCTATGGTCATTGGCGCTGTTGGAACTGCACCAAGAACGATCCTTTTCTTCCACACACAGGCCAATGGAACCATCATAGCCCACAACATAGTTGCAAGACGCTTGCTTGCTGGTAGGCTGGAACACTTCACAACCCCGCTTTGCCGTAACCTGACCAACGAAACAGTGAATGGTGATCCGGTCAATGGCATGGTTCCGGGGGCTGTTCTTGTTCGGGGAAATTTGGGTGACGGTGACAAGGTTACTGTTGCTCATTTTCGGTTTCCTCCTTCACGGGTTCAAGGGCGGGGATTTCCTCATAGTTCACAATCTTGGTCATGTCACACAAGGAATCAATCAGGTCACCAAGGGCTTCAGTGTCCACGGGATAATTGATATACTCGGCGGAAGTCTGAACCATAGCCATTACCCATTCCTTGCGGGTTGCGCCATCTTCAAACTTCTGTTCCGCTTCCTCCATCAGCTTGATCACCAAGCCCAACAAAGCGGCCCAATTCTTTTCCTGCGTGGCTTTCTGGACATACTGCACCAGCTTATAGGCCAAGGGAATACAGGTGGACAGACCAGCAAGAATGGCAACGATCAGGGAAACAATCTGTTCAGCGTTCATGTTTTTCTTCCTTTCTGATTTTGTATTTTTGGCCGGGGGTCACAGTTCCTTGGTATCGTTGTAAATTTCCGGGCCATACTGTTTCCGCAACTTGATCCGGTTTTCAGCCTTGGCCTTGGAATAGTAAAAACCGGTTGCTGTTGCCAATTCAGCGAATATGGCCGGGATCAGATACGCAAGGGGTGAAGTGTCCCCCGTTTTCCAAACGATAGCAAGAGTGAAGGCCGTCACAACCAGCGTGACGGTCCCCACACAACCCAAAATGATTTTGGAAAATTCCTTTTTCGGTTTCTTCTTTACACGGCTCATTCATCCGGGGCTTCCGTGGGCAACTCCAAGAATTTCTTGTGAAGATCGTCCATTACCCCATTCACCCCCAACGAATGATATTGCTTCCAGCAGTTTTCAAAACTTTCCCTCGCATAGATTGGGGCGAAGCCCTTTTCAGTGTACTTATTGAAATCACTGATCATTTGACTTCTCAAAAGCGCCTGAATTCCAGCTTTCAGGGCTTTGGAATCCTCCATGTTGCGCTTGATCAGCCCGTGAAGGTATTTGAATACTCCCGCAATCAGGGCCGGAACCCCGATCAGGCACAACCATTGATAAACCGTCATTAAACCACCCCTTCCCGCTTTCAGGCGCTGATCAGGCGGAAGATATACTGCAAATCTTCCACTTGGGCGTTGTAGAAGTCATAGTTCCAAATCCAGTGATCTTCATGTTCCGGCCTTTTGAACCGCTGACAGAAGGGATCATTCCAAATCCGGTTCCACCGTTCCTGATAGGCCGGATCAGGCTTATTGGGGTTCTTCTCCAACCTCAACAGGATAGCGGAAACCAGTTCCCCACGCTCTTTGCCCCGGCCATCATCATTGTGGCTGAAGTAGTCATAGGCAATTTGGCTGGTGTCCGCACACATCAGCTTGTTTTTCCACACAAGAAAACCGCCCTGAGTAGTCAAGGCGGTTCCATAAGGAATATTGACATTTTCACCGCAACCGGCTTTGAACCTTGCCCTTTTCCGGGCAATATAGGTTTTATGCTTCATCGGTTACTTCCTCCCAACCATACACACCGGGTTCCCATACATTGTTTGCCACGGTGGAAGTCCAGTGCTTTTCATTATGGCTGACTTTAGCCCCCAAGGGGTAGGCATCATGCGCCCCAATGGGCTGAATCCATTCCGGCCATTCCTCGGTAGGATCAGCGGTCAGGCTCCACAGGCTGGGGGCGGCGGGGGGTGTCCAATCGGCTTGGGAAGTATGGGCCTGAACACACTTGTAAAGGGTTCCATTATAGCGCCGGATTTGCCCCACCGTGTAGGCGATAGGATAGGCCCATTCAGCGAACAGATCAGCGTGTTCCGCCGCCGTCACCGGGTCAATGCTTCCGGCTTCCGCCATCGTCACAAACACAATGCCGTTGGTGGTATTGGCTTTGCTGATTTCTGCCCCTGCATCGGTTACTTCCAAACTGACGGTTTCCAAGCCCTCCATTTCATCCCGGCCAAGCAAATGGTACGGTGTCCCTTCAAAAACAATGCCCGAAGCATTTTGCTCCGGGCAAAGGACATAGCAACCATTTTCGGCCTGCACAATGTAGTTCAGATTTTCCGTCAAGCCAAGTTCGGCCCCGTCTTTGATAATTCTAAACATTTTGTAGCACCTCCGAAAAAGATAGCATAGTAAAGCCGCCGCAACCGCAACAATCTTCCGTGATCATTGAAGTTCCGGTAGTATGCGCTTTGGCATTCCATATACTGTTCAATATCGGTGAATTGCCGTTTTCCTTCTATGAACTCTCGGTGGAACAGCTTCAGTTTCCTTCTTGCCCGTTTCACACCATCCCGGCTTCCATTCACCTTGATCTTCCCGGTTTCCGTTAGTGTGAACCGGGCTTTGCACCATCTGAAGGGCTTTGTCAAGGGAATGATTTTGCATTTCCGTTTATTCACTCGAATTCCAAGGGCTTCAAACCGCCGAACAATTTCATGCCCAAGTTTCTTCAGGGCTTCCACATCGGGCAAAATCAAATAGTAATCGTCCATGTAATGCCCAAAACAGTGAACCCCGGCTTGACATTTGATCCAGTTATCCACGGCGCTTGGCAACGCCACCATTTCCTGTTGTGACGGCTCCACACCCAAAGGCAAGCCCCGGCCCGGTGTCGGGCAAGGGGAAGTTTGGATCACCATATCAGCAAGCGCCCGAAGGTCAGGGTTTAAGATCAGTTCTTGGTGCCGCTGATACAGAAGCGCATGGGGCGCATTAGGGAAGAACCCCTTCAAATCCAATAGCAGAACCGCACCTTCCCGGCCATAGCGCCGGAAATGCCAATGAAGCTGATCTTTTATGCGGCGAAAATGCCAGTGAAGGCCCTTTCCCCTTTGGCTTGCCCCGTTGTCATAGATCATGCCGGGGTTGTAAAGGGGAATCAGAACTTCATTACAATGGGTTTTGTGGATTTGTCGGTCAGTAATGTGTGGCGCATCTATGGGGCGTACTTTCCCACGCTCTCTTAAAGTGAAATGGGTACACTTCATAGGGTTCCACGCCTGATCCAAAACCTTCTTCCGCCGTCTTGCTGTCCCGGAAAACAGGTGAATTTCAAAGTTCTGAACACTTTGTTTCCACCGTACCCCGTTACAGCATTTCCGGCCATAGAAGAACATTTTGCGATAACTGAATACTTTGTTCATTGGCCCAAGTGCATCACACCGGGCCTGTTTTCTTTCTTGCCGCTTGGCTTTGCGGCGCTGGTATCTCGCTTCATGCCGTTCTTGGCTTGTCATACAAAAAAGTATTCGCCCTCCGTACAAATATCTTGTTGGGTGCCGTCTAACTTGCTTTGCCCTTGCACATGAAATGGGTTAAGGCACAATCACCCACCATGCAAGAAGCGTCCGTGTAAGGGCATCAAAGGGCAGTTTTAGGGATTGGCTACCCAAGGAAGTACCTCTCCTTTTGCGAAGGTCGTCTTTCACCTGAAATCCAAAAGCCGGGTTTCTGTTACTCCATTTGACCTCGCAATCGCAAAATCCGGGCCGCACGCCACCAGAATTGTTAGCGTTATTGTTGTTGTAGTTGCCGTCCGTATTGACAATGAGGAAGTTATTGTTGTTGTTGTAATTAGGGGAACGCAACCAGCACCACACCGCCGAAGGACGAGTTATCAGAGGTACACCTAATTTTTTTTTGAAGTTAAGTTTTCAATTTTCCGCTTACATTTTTGATAGCCCCTTTCAGAAGTTCATTTTCCTTGTCGATCAACTCACCAAGGCTTTGTGCCATCTTATCCAATTTTTCTGTTGCGTCCTGCCCCTTCACCGGGTTCCCTTTGGAATTGGTGAAAGCCCCTTCAGGATTTTGATTCAAAATCAGATATACATGGGTCAACCGAACATCAAGCGCCATCAGAGAAGCCCTTGCTTCAAGAAGGTGGGCTTTTCGAAGTTCTATGCGCTGGGGATCAGAAGGAAAAATGCTGTTGCCCTTTTCCGCATGGTCGATAATCTCACCGGCCAGCTTTGCAATGGGTTCCGCTACAAGCCGGGAATATCGGGCGGAAAGACGGGTTAGAAAATTGATGGTTTCCACATAGATTTGATTGGCGGTGTTGATGAACTCCGCCTTGCTGGTTGTTCGTTTCTGCTTCAGTACAGACATTGGTTCACCCCTTTCCGGGCCATCCTGATTAGTATAGCACAGAAACGGGAAAAAGCCAATTTTCAAAAATTGCGTCGGGCGCTTACGCGCCCGAATTATTTTGCTATCTTCACCCCGGCTGTTCCGCCCCCTTGCGGGGGCGGGATGGGGCCGGGATAATCCTGCGGGGGATTAGACAGCAAAGCCGGGCCGCACGCCACCAGAATTGCTAGCGGTATTGTAGTTGTAGGTGCCGTCCGTATAGACAATGAGGAAGGTATTGTAGTTGCTGTAATAAGGGGAACGCAACCAGCACCACACCGCCGAAGCGGTGCTTGTGTGACGATAGGCAATACGGGAATTACCAGCCTGATAATAGGCATATTGAACTTGGTAATTCTGTTCATAGCTGTTGGCCCAATTTCTTGTGCCGAACACTTCAAATTCCGCCAGCAAGAAAAGATAATCTTGGGTAGAAGTCACATTGCTTTGAACATTGCCGGTATCGTTGCCCACATTGTCTGTGTACTTGGTTACGGCCTTCATCACGGCTCGCAAAGCGGAAGGCAAAGCCGCCATCAGACTGTTTGCCGTGGGGCTGGAAGGGGTGCCGCCGTTGCCCAAAACCGTATTCCGCATATAAGAACTTGCCCAACCCCCATTATTGGTGTTGCTGGTATTCATGCGGAATCCTTGGCTGGAACCAGAAGAACCATATTGGCTATCACACAAAGCAACCGGGGTGGCTCCGATCTTGCCAATTTGGAAGTGAATGCGGTTACTGCCTTCACGGGAAGCATTGTGGTTGAAGCCCAAGATGAAAACATTCACCGTCAGATTGGTGATCCCGAACCCAACCACATTGCCGTTGATCACAATGGACTTGGTATCACCCACGGCCCAATAATCATCCGCTGTCCCTGCGGCGCTTGCCTCGCTGATCGTGTCCCAATCATTGTCATTCAAGGTTGTGGTGGGAAGGGTCACAGACACGGAACAAGTCTTATTGGCCGGGGCCGTGTAGTTGGTGCCTTCTGCCACGCTCACAGTGATTGTGGCGTTGCCCTTGCCCACGGCGTTCACCGTTACCGTGGTGCCGTTCACATTGACCGTAGCAACCCCGGTGTTGTTAGATTGGGCAGTAATAGTACCATCCCCAGCCCGTGTCACCGTGAAGGTATCAGCCATTTTGGAAGCGGTCAGGGCCAAACTGCTTTTACTCAAAGAAAGGCTTCCAGCGGCCTTCCCAATCGTCCAAGCAACCGTTTTGGCTCCGGTGGTGCCATCACTCCACCGGTAATTTTCCGTGGGCGTGAAAGTGGCGTTGTAGCTTCCCGCATTGGTGCCGCTGGTAGTGCCGCCAAGGGTCAATTTGGAAGTATCATAACCATTCCAAGAAGGGCTTTGGGCCGATCCGGTATAAGTAAGGCTTCCGCTTTGGGTGGGGGGCGCAACCGTGGCTTTGTTGATCGTCCATTGAACCTGTTTGGCCGTGGTGGTGCCATCCGTCCACTTGTAGGGGTCTTTCGGCGTGAAGGTTGCCGTATAGGTTCCCGCATTGGTGCCGGTGGTTACACCGCCAAGGGTCAGCGTGTCGGGGTTGTAGCTGTTCCAAGAAGGGGTCTGGGATTGTCCGTTATAGGTCAAGGTGCCATTTTGGGTGGGAACAACATCAATGGTATAGACGAACCCGGACACGGCTTCCAAGGCCGCATCTGCCGCATCTTGGGCATTTTGGGACGCTTCCAAAGCCGCCGCCACATCTTCCCGAATATCGGCGTGGGCGCTGTCACTGGTGTTGTGTTCGTTAATGGCATCTTCAATATCTTGGGTGGGGTCAAAGGTGGAATCGGGAAGCTGTTCAGGCTTTACCTTGCCATCCTCTCCAAGATCGGCTTTCCCGGACAAAGCATCATCATGGGCTTTCAGGGCCGCATCAATCTTGTCCATGTTGCGGTTCTGATCATCCACATTGTAGAAATCTTCTTGGGCCGGTTTGACCAAATCATAATTGGTGGTGTATTCAGCCATCTTTCATTTCCTTTCTGATAGATTTATTGGAAATCCCTGCAAGTTGGCCGTGGGTCAAAGGCAGAAGATCACCATACGGGGTGGGAACATGGGCCTGAAGTTCTTCCGTTCTTACTTCATAATGGGTGTACCAAGCAAGCTGGGCATGGGTGAAGCCCTTCAGGGTTTCATGGATGTTGAACAACTGTTGAACTTCCAAAACCAGATTGACCGGGGCAACCCGTTCAAGAAGGTTTTGAACATCTTCAAAGTTCTTCTTTGCGGCCACGCCAACCTTCACAAGAAGGGTGTAATCTGTGACTTCCGCCGAAGAATTACCGGGGCCACAAAGGTTTTCCAAGATCACCCGAAGCTGGGGCAAGGTGTACGGAAGTTCTTCATTCAACCGGGCCAATACACGGAACCGCCGATCATCCAAGGTATCTGTTCCCTTGGGGGTGATACCCAAGATTTTTTCCCACCGGGACAACCCAAGGTTGCCAGCGGTCTTGATGAACTGGTTTGCAAGAAGATCATCCGCCGCCGCCCAAGCGGTTTCAAACTCCGGTTGTTCGGCTCCGGTGATCCCCTGAAATTCCGCATAGTCCCGGACAACATAGGGAAGGTAATTGATTAGTTTACGATCCATTCAATCACCTTTCCTTATAGGCTTTGGGTGCCGGTTGCTGGGGTAATCTCACCAAGAACCGGGATATAATCAAGGTTCAAGGTGTAGTTGGCCGCAAGGCCATTGATTTTGGTATCAGCAATATCCAAAATTCCGCTTACACCCAACAGGCGGCTTTCAATTTGGCTGACACGAACCACAAGGGCCTGTTCCTGATCCGCCCATGTTTCGGACAGTTCTTCAAAATAGGCTTCAATGGTCTGTTCAACATAGGATTGAACATCCTCCCAACCCCACCCCTGTTGATAGGTCAGGGTGAAGGACAGGTTCACAGTTTCACTTTTCACGCCTTCCACCTTCACCACATGGCCGATGGGGGCGGTTCCCAAGCCTTCCCCGGCGTTCTGAAGGGGGTCAACGGCGGTCTGTACCTGTTCCACAAGGGTTGGGGAAGGTACGCTGAAGGTGCTGTCAATGATAATCAGCTTCACAGTTCCGCCCACCGTCAGCTTGTTATTGATCCCGGCTTCATAAACCTTGGTCAACCAAGCCTTGATTTCTTCAGACGCTTGAACAGTTTTCAACCATTCTGAAACCCCTTCCGGGGGAACCAGTTCAGCGGGGCGAATATCGCCGTTCCAAGCCCGGTAAACCTTCACACCGCCAACACCGGGGATTGCATTTACTTTTTCGATATAGTCAATCCGGTTGCCGCCGAAGGCTTGGGCGTTCAAGCTGTCAAAATACCGTTGTCTGAAAACCTCGGTATCTTCTTCATCCTCACCGGGGATCAAGAGGGCCGTAACCGTACAGGTTTCAAGCCCTTCAATGTATTCAATGGGAATTACCGTAGCCCCGTAGTCATTGCCAGCTTCACCCGGCGTTTCACAGGTGATTTCATACATCCCTTCGCCCCGTTCAGCGGAAACATAGTAGTTCAGTTCCCCAATGGAAAAGCGGGTGTTCAAGGCCAAATGCAAAGTGGCCGGGGTAATGGTCAACTGCAACACGGCGGCGCTTGCGGGTTGGGGAGAAAGGCCCCGTTCCGCCGCTCTTTGGATCAGGTAAGGGCGGCTTGCTGTGTCCGCAAAGGTTTCATTCAAAACCGTGTCCAGTTGGATATACAGATTTTGAAGTTCCACAGCGGCGGGGGCATTCCCAAGCCAAACCAGCGAACCTTCACGGGTGTCCAAATTGCTGTTGATGGACAAGGCCCGTTCCAGCATCCGGTTCAGCAACAGCACATAGGTAATATCTTCATACATCAGATTTCCACCTCCATTTCCGTAAAAATGGGGCCAAAAATGCTGACCACCCGAAAAGTGGTCAGCACCTTTTTCTTGTTCACTTCAAATTGGAAATTATCAACGGCGGTGATCCGGTCATCCTGAAGCAAGGCTTCTTTGATACTGCGTTCAATTTCAGGAATACAGTAATCAACCGGCTTGCCAATCAGCCGCTTTTTCTCAAAACCATAGTTCCAAGAATAAATCAACCATTCATACCGTTCCACATTCAGGATCAGAAAAACCGCTTGTTCAACGGCTCTCACTTGGTCAATGGTGCCGGTAATGGTTTTGGTGTCATGGTTCATTTTGAATGTGCGGCTGGGAAGCACCGAAAAAGTGAAGTCCTGCCGCAAATCGTCTTGAACTTGTGGAATCATAGCCATTCCCCCTGCAAGGCCGGGTTCGGTTTGATCCGATCCAGCACCACAAATTTTTTGCCCTTCTGAATCCGGGCCAGAACCACCCAATCCCCCACCACAAGAGCGTTGTGAACCTTGAACTTCTTCCGCCCCTGAATGGGGTGGTTGTGGTCAATATCTTCAGCGGTGCCGCCCCCGGTGTAAGTGTCTGTTACCGGGTGGCCGTGGGTGATCACAACAGTTTGGTGGGAAACCGTCATATCAACTTCATAATCGGTCACATTGCGGGTCAGTACCAACATTTTTTCAGTGTAAATTGCTTTCTGATCCACTTGGATTTTCAGCGGGGAAGCGGAAATTACGGTTCCGAACAGAAGGTTGACCGGCTTCCCGGCTTCCACCGCTTCCACAGCGGCCTTTTTCACCAACTCCACCGCATTTGTCGGTTTAGGCAATGAATTCACCCCCGATCAAGGTCAAATCCATGAAATGTTCATCCCCCTTGAAATTGTGGGTGACTTTTTCAACCATCAAATAGTTGTTGGTGATAATATCGCCCAAATCCAAGGAAACCACCACAGCGGAACCGGCCCGAACCCGGACATCACCAAAGGCATTTTTCACCGTCAGCTTCCGGGTTTTCTGATCGTACAGTTTCAGAAGGGCGTTTGCTTTTGCGGCGGCTCCCGTGGCGGTCTGAAGTTCTTCATAATACTGAAGAACTCCCCAAGTGTTCATCTTCTCGCCGTCTTGGGCCACATACAATTCCCGCTTGCCGGTTTGCTCATTGTTATAGGCCAGCTTGATTTTATTGTAGGTCTGATCATCAATGCTGGAAGAATAATCAAAGGTTTCACCAGTTTCCGAATCAATCAGCAAATTCAGCTTCATGGAATTGATGTTTTTCAGGGTCAGCGCCCCGGCTTCATCGTACAAACAGTACAGTTGGCCGGTATTCAGAAGGGTTTCATCAAGGGCATTTTGGATCATGTCAAACAAGGTGCTGTTTTCTTCCACGATGGTTTCAATGGTGTACCCTGTATCTTCCACGCTCCCAAGGTTCAAGCGGAAATCCGTTGCAATCCGCTTCAGAAGGTCAGAAGCCTTCAGCCCTTCTTCTGTATAGGTGTCCTTGTTTTTCAGATACCGCAACTGATCATAGGCCACAACATCAATGGTGGGGCTATTCGCTTTCCGGCTCTTGGTAAACACAAAGCCATAAAACATGGTGGTTCCATTCACTGTGAACTTCACCGGGTTTCCTTCCTGAAAATTCAGAACACCGTCTTTGATCACGGTAAATTCCAGCTTGCCGGGGGTGCCTTTCCGCTCTAATGTCAAAGAAACCCCTTCTTCAACTACCGGATAATAGATGGTTGAACCATTCTGAATCAGAAGTTCAATGGACAAGCGGAATCACCCCTTTCAGGAAGGCAAAGTAAGAACCTGACCGGCATAAATCAGGTTCGGGTTTGTAATCTTATCTTTGTTCAGGTTGTAGATTTCATTGTAGCGGGAACCATCCCCCAAATACTTCTTGGCGATATTCCAAAGGCAATCCCCGCTTTTCACCGTGTAGGTGGTCTGCTGGGGCGCTTGGCTGGTTTCCCGCTGGGGTTGTTCCACCGTGGCGGTGGGGGTTTCTGCGGGTGCTGGGGCCGGTTGAACCTTCACCGTTTTGGTTCCATAGTGCCGGTATTGCTTCAGGCTGACAGTAACCGTAATGTCAAAGCCTTCTTCCGCATCATCGGTGATTTGGTAATCCTCCATGCCCACCGTCAAATTGGTGTAGAACAACCGCCTTCCGCTGGGCATTGACCGGTTCAGGATGAATTGAAACGGTTGCTTGGAAGTTTTCAGCCGCTCGAACAGGGACAAATAATAATCGGCGGATTGCGCCCCGCCATTTGTGAAGGGATAGGAAACTTGGGGAAGAAGCAGATCAAAACTTACATCAGTCAACCCCGGTTCCTTCAGAATGTTGATTTCCTCACCGTTGATCAGCGTCAGGGTATCATTCTGATTGTTGATCTTCACCTTGACTTTAGAAGGGGTGATGGGCATAAGCACACCACCCAAATACATTGTGTATGCCATTACTCATGCACCCCTTCTTCAGAAACATCAAGTTTGGTGGCAAAATCGTTGGCCCAAGCGTCCATGATCCCATCCAAATCAGCATCTTGGCTGATATAGTTGGTGTTTTGCTGTTCAACCCTGATTTCAGCGGTGGTGAACCGGTTGATTGCTTCCCGCTCGGCAATATCCCGCATATAGGCCAAATCTTCTTCAGCAATATCAAGGGCATCACTCATAGCGGCGGTGTTTCCTGCCGTGTCGCCGGTGTTCCCATAGATACCATCAAGGGTGTTGCCAAGGCCGTAAGCGTCCAGCGCATCGGCTCCCAAGCTGTCCATTGCGGAAAAGTCGAACAAGCCGCCCACGGTATCTTCCACGCCTTGGCCGAACTCATAGCCCATATCAAAGGCGACTCCATACTCGAAGCGCCCCAACTTCAGATCATCGGCGTTCAGCTTTTCCATGACTTCTTCACCCTTGCCGAAGGTGGAATCCACCCAACCGCCCAAGCTGTCACGCCAACCTTGAACGGAACCGGAAAGGTTGGAACCGAAGATGGTATCAATGGCCGAAGCCAAAGCCTGAAGGACGGAAAGAACCGTGTCCGCCAAATCGAAAAACAGACGGGCCACAGCCGCAACCGGATCATTGAACACATTGCCGATGAAGTTTGCAACCGTAGCGACAAGGTTATAGATCATCACGAACACATCTACAACCAAGTTCCACAGGGCCACGAAGATATTCCCGATAAAGGCCAGTGCCGCCATAAATGCGCCACAGATCAGGCCGGTTGCGGAAACGCTGGTTCCGGCAAAGTGGTTGACCGCCGCCACAGCCGCATAGAACAGGGCTACAAGGGCGATAATCAGAATGATGATCCATACCAAGGGACAGGCATACATGGCCGCATTCAGGCCGTATTGGGCCGTTACTTGCGCCCATGTCGCACCAGTAACCAACATGGTTGCCGCCGCCATAATGCCCTTGGCAACCGCCACAGCCCCGGAAACAGCCGCCGAAGCCAATTCAGCACCCCGCACCAGAAGCAAGCGCCCATAGTACACTCCAAGGGCGGCGGCTACGCCAAGGATAATGGGAGAAAGCCAAGACCAGTTATCTACAACCACAGAAGCCACATTGATCAGCAAATCAAGAACTACCGTTGCCACAGAAGCAATCCCGGCCAAACCGTTGATGATCCCATCTGTAACCTTGGTGAACTGTTCGCTGTTGGCAATCTGATTGATCTTGGTCAGGATCGGGTTGAAAATTGAAAGGGCCTTATTCTGCATGGAAGTCCAAATTTGCGCCCAAGTTTTAGGCATACTTTCAAACTTGGCGTTGGTTTCATCAGCCGCCGCAAACATGGAATTTTTCACCACTTCAGCGGTGATCAAACCTTGTTCCGCATAAGATTTGATGGAACCTTCCGCAATGCCCATGTAACTTTCAATGGCTCTTGCAATTCCGGGGGCATTTTCCAAAATGGAATTCAATTCTTCACCACGCAACGCACCAGCGGCCATAGCTTGGGTAAGCTGAAGCATTGCGGCGGCTTGGCCTTGGGCAGAAGCACCGCCAATCACGAACTGTTTATTGATTTGCTCCATGAAGGCAATGATTTCATCCGTGTTGGCGAAAGCGGCCCCGGCGTTGGCTCCCAAACTTGCAATGGCTGAAGCGGTATCAAAATATGCGGATCGGGAACGCTGGGCAGAAGCCATAATCTTCTTTTCCAGTTCAGAAACCGAACCGCCATCATCCACAATCAGGTTCAACCTTGCCCGTGTGCTTGCCAGATCATCAGAAATTCCAATGATTTTCTTTGCCGCCGCCAATCCGCCAACCGTGGCCGCAATGCCCTTCAGCTTGCCCCAAAGTCCATCGGCGGCGGTGGTGCCGTCCCTAATCCGCCGATTGAAGCGGTCTTGCTGGTTGCCAGCGTCCCGGATATTCTGTTCAATGGAATCAAAGGCGGCCCCGGCTCTTGCCAGTTCTTCACGGGCTTCTTGGATGGATGAAACATCAACTGAATTCCCGGAAGCCCGTTGCATGGCTTCAAAACTGTTCAGCACAATGTTCATGGCCTTGTGCATGGCCTGAAGGGGCGCTGTCACGCCATCATACAGGGCAATAGCGGTTCTGATAGTTGCCAATGGGGTTCACCTTCTTTCCATAGGAAAACCGGGGCCAGCAGTTATTTCCTGCGGCCCCGGCGCTGTTTCCGTTCAATTTCTTTCTGCTTCTTCTTTTCCCGCTCAACCCGAATATCAATAGCGGCAATAATAAAGGCCCGTTCTTGACGGTCAAGGTTGAAAAATTGGGAAGGTGTCAAATGCAGTTCGTGAAGGCAATAGTAAGCGATATTCGCTTCACTATCACCTTCTTCAATTAGTTTTTTGCCTCGTCCACCTCGTCCTGAAGGGTGGTTTCAAACCCGCAAACCTCCTGAACCTTTTGCAGATAGTCCGCATACTCGCCGGGGGTCAGCATGGTTTTCAGAAGGGCTTCAGCGCCCATAACCTTGTAGCTGTCCTGAAGTTCCTTGTTGTTCAGGTCGGGGAACACCGTACAGGCCACAGCCAGCTTCCCAAGGTACATATCATAGTCAGTTTCCTTCTGATACTGGTTCTTCTTGCCGGGAACAGGAACCCGTTTGGCACAGGCTTTCCGAAGGGCTTCATCCTCGGTGCCGGTGATTGCCTGAATCTCCCATTCCATAGGCTTCTTGGTGTTTTCGTCCACAAACCGCTTGGAAGGGACAAACTTCACATTCTCAACCTTCAGGGCGTTTTTCGCCAGAAATGCGGTAAGGCTCATTGCTAAAATCCTCCTATTTTGAAATTGAAAAAAGAAAAAACCCGCCCACATTTACAAAATGGGGCGGGTTTTGACAGTGTTACTCCATTCCCGCCAGCATGGTGAAGGCTTCCGGCATCTCGAAGTCCTCAAAGGTGAAGTCCATATCTTCATCCAAGTATTCTGCATCAGCATCAAACTTGGCAAGAATACCGCCATCAATGTTGCAATCCTTCAGGATCACGGTTTGACGGCCCACGGAAGAAGTGGGATCTTCATTGGTCACTTGAATGTCAAAATAGACATCCTCGCCGGTGTCCTTGTACTGCTTCATCATCTGCCGGAAGATGGAAGTGTTATAGTGGAAGGTTGCGGAACCCGTACCACTCCAACCGGTGGATTTATTGCCTTTACCGGTCTTGCCCAAAATGGGGATTTCCGTCTTGTTCTTCTCGAAGTTGGCTTCAAGGTTGATAGCCTGCATGAAGTTATAACGATTATCCCCAATGGTCACAAAGCATTCAGCCAAAGAAGCGGAAATAGCGTCTTTGGCGTGCATTACAGTTGCCATTGTCTACACCCCTTTCTTACTGAACATAGACGGTCATGTAAAGCTGGGCCATAGCGTTGACCGGGGTAACATAGTCCGTCACCACAACGGCCTTCTTGGTGTCGCCTTGGGCAACCGTCACATTGTCCGGGTTGAAGTTCTCAATGGCCCGGATATTCTGAAGTTCCTGATGGTGCTTCACAATATCGTTCCACAGGCTGATCCGCCCGGAAGCATCGTTGGGAACCTTGCCAATGTACTTGGTGCCGAACAACACCGCAATATCATTGGCAATCTGATCCAAAACCCGGATGGTTTGGTTGCTGGAAAAATCAGCGGATTTTTCATCCGTCACGGAAACGAAGGTGTTAATATCCTCCAACACTCTGACTTCATCATCAACCAAGTGGAACATGAAGGAACCTTCCAAAATCCCGTTTTCCAGTTCGGTTTGGGTGTAGTCGGTATCAACTTCATATTCGCCGTCATAGGTCATATTGGTGGCAGACTTGTTCACGGCGGTTCCAGCAACCACACCGGTTGCCCAAGGAACCAAGGCGGCACTTTCGGTGTTGCCCACAATACCGTTCTTCACGCTCACCACACCTTCAAAATCGGCCAGATTGCGGAAAGTAACCACCTGAAACTTCTTGCCCACTTCATCCCGAAGGCGCTTGCAGTAGGACACGAACAGATCAGCCAAGGTGGATTTGGTGGCCGGACAACCCATAGCGTTGAAGGTATAGGCTTCCATTTTGTCCAAATAGGTCTGATAGGTCGCATCCTCCACAGTCCCGTTGGCCCCATTGGTCAAGGGGGTGGTGGCGGTCAGGGCAAGGGTGGCGGTGCTGATGAAGTCCACATAATCATTGTTCTTCAGGTCAGCCGCTGTGGAAATGGCCTTCTGCTGATCCACTTGGATGGTGCCAAGGAAGGTGGAAACATCGTACAGTTTCGCTTCTTCTTGGCTATTCTCGTTTTCCTCGATCACAATGCGAAGATCATTGCCACGGGTGCCGGGGTATTTGGCCGTTGCATAGGTACAAGCGGCCTTGGTGCCGGAAGCGTTCAGGCGGAAGAAGTGAACCGTTTGGGCGTGCTTGAAAATCTCACGCATGGGCTTCAGTTCATCCGCCGTGTACGCATAGCCGAAAATCTTTTGGGAATCCTTCTGAAAATCCCCAAGTTCAACGGTGACAACCTCACCTTCAGGCCCCCAATTCATATCAAGGGGGATGGTTGCAATACCACGATCAGACAGGGTGGCGCTTGCTTGTGCAACCGAAATGAAGTTGATATAAGCACCGGGCAGAATTTTGTTCTGCGTCAAAAAAGTGCCGCCGCCAAGGGCCATATCAGTTCACACCTTTCTTGAAAAAGTTCTGAAGCAAGCTGTCCACCTGCTCCATCGTGTATTCCTCCCCATCCTTCAGCAAGACGGACAGAAGATCACGCCGTTTGGCGTATCGCTTGAAGGTCAGGATATTTCTTTTGGTGAAAACCGGGACATTGGAAACAGGCGGGGCCGTTTCCTCCGTCTTGGGCTTTCTGGTTTTGGTCGTAGGCATTTTTAACCCCCTCCAACTGTTCCAACCTCGGTTTCCAAGGTTTCCATCATCGTTTCATCAGCGGGCCGGATCATGGGCAAGTTGTAGTTCACAAAGAAGTGAAGAACATTGTCCACAACCTCATAATTCACGCTGGTTCCATGAAGAAGATCACCGTTGGGAAGGGTGATGAATTCCAAGGTTTCCATCATCGTTTCCGCAACGGTGAACATTTCCGCATTATTGCGGGGGCTGGTCGGAAAATACTGAATATCAAACGGGTTCACTTTGATGAAGCGCCGCCCAAGCATCGGGGTAATTTCCGGTTGCAAAACGGCAATCAAAAAACAGGGTTCTTGCAAACCCTGTTCCACATCATTCTGATAGATTTCATACCCATCCCCGAAGGCGGCGTTCAGCGCCATTGAAATTCCTTTGATAATTTCATTAAGCATCAAAACACCCCTTCAGGAACTTATACAACTTCTTTTCCAGAATTTTTGGGGCTTGCTGTTCCAACTCTTGTGTGGAAATGGTCAGCATATAACGCCCCTTCACCCAATTCTTCTTCAGCACCATTCCGCCTTCAGCGTCAGGATCATAAACAAAGCGGTCACTTTCCCAATAACCGGGGATGAACCGCCCCGGCTGTTGTCGGTGGCCGTATTCGACATAAGACGCATACTGAAGGTTATTCAGCACAACAACGGTGTAATGGGTTCCACGGTGGCCCACGGGCATTACTGCCCAAGCATCCCGCAAAGTGCCATATACAACCGGTGTCCGCTTCACAACCTTGTTCAGCAAGCGCCCCGCCAACTCTTGGGCGGCTTGGCGGCAAAACCGATCCAAGTCAGCGCCCATCAGTTTTTCCATGTTCTTGTTCAGCCGTTCCAGTTGCTTGAAATCACATTTGCCCCACTTTGCCATCAGGCATACCCCTTGAAAGGTTCAAGCTGGATTTCTTGATGATTGGTGAAAACCCCGGCTTCACCGCTTTTAGAATAGGTAAACTTTCGTTCAAGGTCGTTGAACCGTGTCACCACGATTTTACAACCAGCGGGGATTTCCACATCAGGGGACAAGAACAGCTTCACAGTTTGGGAAACAGCGGCCACGGGATCACCAGAACTTGAAGTTAAAGTTTCAAAAGACAGTTTACAGGGCTGATCCTGAAGAAGCGGCTTTTCTTCAAAATCAGTCAGCTTGGTTGTGGGATCTTTCACCTTTTCTTGGGTGTAGATCGTGCAACGATCCTTCCACAACCGTTCAAGGGCCTTTCGCTGGGCGCTTACCATACCAATTTCCTATACCGGTAGATTTCATCCATCCGGCCATTGGTCAGGAAGTTGATCAGGCTATCCAACCGCTGTTCCGGGGTGGAATTGCCATCCCCAACGGCAAAAACCGTGTTGGTATCACCTTCCTGAATTTGTTTCACCGCCGCTTCAAGATCAAACCCTTCCAACTGCCCATTGGCCTTCTTCATGTTCAGATATTCCCCAACCGCCATAGATACGGCCATACTTTCCAGCCCTTCAGGAACTTCCTGAAGATTGGTCAAATTTTTGATCCGCCATTGGACATTGGTAATCACCATATCCAACAGCGGATCATCAGCGGCCCCCGTTACGCCAAGGGCCGTAAGCATTGCAATAACCTGTTCACGCAACGGGGATCACCGCCATTCCATCAGCCCAAAGACTGAATCCGGGCAATGGGAATCGCCTTGTGATTGATATAGGTGCGCTGGGAAGCGGTGGTTTCGCCGCTATGAACCAGCGTCCAGTTCTGCCCGTTTTCCAACTCTGCATCAGTGGGGGACAGCTTGGCTTGGCTTTTCTTCTCATAGCTGATACCGAAGGGGCTGAACACCTTGCGCTGACGCATATACAGGGTATCAACACCGCCATTAGTTTTGGGGTCACGGGCCATTTCATAGGGAACCTTGGCCCCAATATCCTCATAGGAGATAGCGCCGTTGCCCATGATGTAGGTGGTGTACTGGGTAGCGGGAACCACATACATATCAGCGGCAAGGGTGCGGGTGCCGAAATAGGGGGTGGCGCTTGCAAGGTTAATCGTGGTGGTATTATCACCACCAGAAGCAACGATCTTCAGAGCACCGGGGGTGTCGGCGGTTGCATCAGCATAGCCGGTGGTGGCGGGAAGATCATCGTCAACGATCACGGTGCGGCCATTCCAAGTGGCAAGGGTCAAATCCTTCTGAATGCCGTCCCCATCAGTCTGCTTCATGAACTCCAACAGCTTCATGTTTTCAAGGTTGGTGGCAACATCGGAGTGCATGAAGGCAAGGGTGAACTTCTGCTTGTTGGCTCCGCAAGCCTTGTTCACGGCGGAATTCAGGGTAGTTGCGTCCATGTTGCCGTAAATGGTGGTGCTGTGCTTCTCCACGAATTCCTTGTTCTTGGTGTCGCTGGTGGGCATAGCAAAAACACCCTTCAGCATGGACAGAATGGTTTTCTGATCCAAGGTGTCCTTATACTCGGCAACTTGGGCGGAAACATTACCCATGAAATCAACCCCACCGGTAATGTCATAGCTGAAATCCTTTTCAGTCCACGCCTTGGCTCGGCCAATTACCACCATGCCCTGCTCAAAGGTCTTGGTGGAAGTGGCGGTAATGTCGGTTTCACCGTCATAGTTCACCGCATCACCATCCAACAGGCCACGCATGGCAAGACGGGCATAGGCGGTGCCATTCTGACTGGTAAACACCGCCCGAATATCGGGGTTCCCAGCCAGCGCACGAGATTTCTTCAAAGCGTTCAAGGTCAGGTTGGGAATACGGCCAACCATATACTTGAAGGCTTCAGGGTTGAAAGACTTTGCATCAAACTTGCTGTTAGCCATCGTTCAAACTTCCTTTCTTTGTGTGATCAAGGGTCGGTTATTCCAAAGTTGTGTCCGGGTTATCTTCCAGATACTTGCAAAGTTCGTCATAGGACATTTTGGAAAGATCATCCCCGGTCGGCTGGTTGTGGGTATCACTCTTTTCAGCGGCCTTGGCCCCCTTGAATTTAGCCTTGCCGGTGCTGTCAAAAAGAAAAGCGGTGTCCTCACCCTTTACCAGCTTTCCAATTTCATCATCCAGCCCTTTCACGGTGCCATCATCAGCCAATTCCGCTTTGGTCAGGAAATCGGCCAACAGCGCCTTCACAGCCACATTGTTTTTGGCCTTGGCATTGGTCAAAGCCATATCAACAGCATTGGTGATCTTCAGGGCCTTGATTTCATTGGCGTGGTCTTTGTCCTTCTGCTTGTTGGCTTCCTGAAGGGCGGTGATCTGGTTCTGAAGTTCCGTGTTATCACCAGCGGATTTCTTCAGAGTTTCAATCTGCCCATCCCGTTCAGAAACTTGGGCCTTCAGGGTCTTGTTTTCCTCGTTCACTTCATTGAAGCGGGCCTTGGTCACAAAAGAACCGTTCAGCCCTTCCATAACCTTGTTGGCCTGTTCCTCGGTCAAGCCCCATTCCATCAGCTTTTCTTTCGTCATAGTGTGATACCTCCATAAAATCCTTTTTTACCGTGGGTCAGGAACCACGATTTCCCCCGGCTCACTTTACCGCCCAAACCGGGAAAGGGGCGAATGGGTATGAAAAAACCACCACCGGCAACGCCGGGGGTGGCTCATTCAACAATATTGTTTTGTTTATTCTCTTTCAGGCGCTTCATATAGGCTTCAAATTCTTCCACCACTTCCGGGGGTGCGCCTTCCTTCAGGTGCCAATTATCAACTTCAGGCACAAACCATTCACTTGTGAAAAAATTGGGCATCGGCATCTTATTTCATCCCCTTCATCAATTCCAAAAGCTGTTTACCAAATTCCACCGCAACGGGACGGGGGTTCTCACTATCCATCCATTCACAGAAGCATTCAGCAAACCATTCTTGGGCATCTTGGGTGGCGTAGCCGCTCACCGCTGTTCTGGTGTCGGAAACTTTCAACCCACAAGCCTTCATCACCTTGGGGCGAAGATAAGCGGAAACCTTCTTGGCTCTCCATCCATTCAATCCGGCCAACTGGTGGATCACAGAAAGGTAATCATCCACCGCATGGCCCAATTCATGGGTAACAATGGAACCATAAGTGGTTCCCGCTGGGTGGAAGCCGTGGGCCAAATCATTTGCATAAAGTTTGGTCAATCGTTCCACATCGGAAAAATAAGAAGTGTTCACAGAAATTCCGCCACGGCCCAACCCATAAGAACATTGGGCATAGGTTCCAGCACTCAATTTCCGGGCATTGATACAATTCAGTTGCCCCCGCAATTCAGGAAGCCGGTTGAACACATTTTCATGGGATTTGAAAATTGCCTTGGCGGTTTCAAGATCACAACCCTGTAAAGAAAGAACTTGGTTCCCGTCAAAGGGCGTTCCATCAGGAAGTGTGGTCTGATAAAACCATCCCTGTTCCTTCATCAAGGCTTCCACTTCATCAACAGTGGTGCAATCATCCACGGTTTTCTTCATTATAGCGCCAGTAGTGGCAACCGTCAAACCGTCCTTCACTCCATCCACAAAAGCCTTCTTCCATTGGGTGAAGGTCATATTGGCCGGGACATAGTACACTTCACCATCAGCGGTTCGGGCGGCTCTTTCACCGTCCATATCGTCATAATGGGGGCAAGTGGTTCCCCGGCAATTTGGATGGAAGGGCGGGACAGTTACACCGGGTTCATATTGGGAAAGGGGGATCACTGTCCCATCAAGGGGTTGACAAATCGGACAGGTACGGGAATCCAGCGTTTCCACAATTTCAATTTGATCCACTCCCAAATCCCTATACATTTGGATTTTGGAAACGGCGTTGAAATAGCTGGTTTCCGTATGTACCAAGCGCCTTGCCTTATAGCGGGAAGTTCCGAACTGCTTTTGAATGGCCGTGATAATCTTGGCCGGTGGATCACCCCGCAACATTCCCTGAATTAGTTCTTTGTTTACGGTGTCCACCAAATCCGCCTTGTTTGCCCAACAGCGATCCCGAAAAGTGCGCCCGTCAGTTGTCCAAGGCTTTGAAAGTAAGGTTTCAAGTTTCTTTTGGTTCAGGGCGGTGAAATCCCACCCAAGCCCAATGCCCTTCTGAATTTCAAAGGCTCCACGGGTGTACCCATTGGAAACCACATCTTTCAGAAGATCATCAATTCCATCCACCTGATTTCCATACAAAAGTTCAATTTGCTGTTGAATTTGAAGCTGGATGGTTTCAAGGCGGCTGACATGGAAGCGGGTTGAAGCGTTTTCCAGCTTCTTGATCCAATCCGGGGAAAGGTCGGCCCTTTGCGCCGCCTTCACATACTGATCCACCGTCCATTTGAATTCTTCAAGCTGTCCGGTGGTCAGCATCTTCCGGGCTTCTGCCAAGGTCACATTGTTGTTGGTGGCGAAACGCTGATACCAGCTTTCAATATCCCGTTGAACACTTTGTTCAGCGCCCCGGTAAATATCTTCAAGGGTCTGAAGGTATTCATCCGCTTGTTTGTGGGCCGAATTTTCAAGAATGGCAAACCGGCCCCGCCAATAGTCAGCATTCTTCACGGGGTCACGCTCCCTTCTTGATTGGCTGGGGTAGTTGGGATCGAACCAACGCATCAGGGGGTCAAAGCCCCTTGCCTTACCTCTTGGCTATACCCCAATATTGGTGCCGGGTATGGGATTTGAACCCATACGCCAAAGGCGGCGGATTTTGAATCCGCTGTGTCTGCCTGTTCCACCAACCCGACAAATGGTGACGCATGGGGGAATCGAACCCACCGATCCCGGATTGAAAGTCCGGTGGCTTAACCTCTTGCCGAATGCGCCATATAAGGTGCCGGGGAAAGGAATTGCACCTTTGACCGGGTAAGGAGGTGAACCCCGGCCCCGCCCCATTATTGCCCCGGCATAGGAAAGGCGGGGATCATCCGTCCCCGCCTTCAGTACCATCAGGATTGTTGTTTTGACCATTTCCAAAAGCACCGGCGTATTCCTGCGCTTGGTTCATGGCTTCTTCCTTTTCCTTCTGAAGCCGCTCCAACTCCAATTCCACATCAGTTGTCCAAGGGTGCTGGGCCACAATGGTTTCATTGGACAGAATCCCAACAGACTTGGAACAGTTTTCAATGGCTTCACTTTCGTTGATCAGCATATCCCGGTTGAAAACAATGGTGACTTCTTCACCGTCATAATCTCCCCGGCCAGTATTGGCGAAATCCTGATTGATGAACCAGATCAGATCATCAAAGGCCGCTTGAAATTCCGTTTCCATGCCGTTTGCATCAAGGTCAATGTCAGAATACATGGATTGGATATTCATTTGGTTGGGATTGTTACCCATTCGATCATCCTTGGCATTGTAACCACGGGCGTTTTCAATCAGCTTATCCTTGAACAGCTTCAGAATGGCATTGAAGTTTTCGGCATTGACTTCAACCGTCAAAGTGTCAACCCCGCCATCATCCCGAACTTTCACGGCTCCAAAAGCGGCAAGGTTGCGGCGGAACTCCCCAAGGTTTTCACCATCGTAATTCTTCAGAATCAAAATGGTGTTCCGTGCGTCCTCTTGCATATTGTTTTCAAAGTCAGAAAGCATGGTGTTGATACCGTCCTGAAGGGTTTTCACCCGGCGAATCAGGGGAATTTCCTGCTTATTGTACTTGAACGGGATCAGGGGAATCCGCTCCCAATTCAGTTCAATAGTTTCTTCCCCATCATCTACACTGAAATAGTTTTCGTGTTCGCCCAACAGGGTATCAGGGGTAAGTGTTGTGCCATCGTACACATAACGCCAAAGCCCATCATGTTTGAAGATTTCCACCCGCTCCACAATTTCCTTGGTGAACCCGTTCCAAACCTCTTGGGGATAAAGCCGGATTGCACAATCAAGAATTGTGTGATCATCGTCAGCCCAAAACGGAAGAATTTCTTGGGCGGGAAAATGCTTGAAGGCAAGCTGTCCATTATCCCCATAATAGGGGAACAACCAGCCAATCCCGCCTTTCAGGGCATCTTCACAGACATACTTCAGAAGCCGGTTGAACCGCTTATTAAAAACCTTGGTCAATAAATCGGCATAGGTTTTATTCTTACAGGTCACGGTGAAGGGTTTGCCCACAAGGTAGTTGGTTTTCTGATCCACCATCAAAGCAAACTGATTATCAACCAATTTGTTGTTGGGAAGATTATCAACTTCCTGAAGTTTGCCATCCTCACCAATGATAGTGCGCTTTCTTTGAAGAATGTCATGAAAGCCTTCATAGTAGGCATCACCGGTGATTTGCTCTTTCCGTTTTTGGCTCCGCTTCCATTCATCAATTTCAGCGGCGAAAAACTGAAGTTCAGTCATACCGCTATATCCACCCATCACAATCAGGCGATTGATCCGGGCCATTTCAGTTTCAACAAGCATGGGCATATTCAATCACCTTCCTTTTGTGGGGGGGGGGCTTGGAATCCAATGGGCCGCTGTTTGGTCTTTTCCAAGGTCAGCGTTTGATTTGAAAGTTCCACTTCAATCTTCAAAGATTGATAAGGAAGCCGCTCCGCCCATTGTTCAATCTTGTTCAGAATATATTGCTGTTCAAACATGGACGGTTCCTTTCTTATTACCCAATAAAGACAAAACCCCGAAAACACAGCGTTTTCAGGGCGATTTGTTACTATCGTGTTATTACTCGAAGCTAAAGGCGGGGCCAACCAGCATATCTTCCAGCGCATAACGCATAGCGTCCATCAGGTGGTTGAAATCATCAATGGGCCGGTTGATCTTGGCCCCGAATTTATCTTCATCCCATGTGTAGTTACTGATTTCAGTCAGGAAGTTCACACAACGGGGGTGAATGATGATTTTATAATCCTGAATGTACTGAATGCCATTGTTTACGCTGTCTTTGCCCTTCCGGGCGGCTCTGATACGATGAAGGCCAGCTTCCCGCAATTCGTCAATGCTCTTGGGTTCTGCACAATCGGCCTTGATCCGCTCTTTGGCATAGCCCATCACCGTGATCCGGTCACTGATTGCCCGGTTGGTCAGGGCTTTTTCATACAGTTCATCGAAAACCCAAATGGTCTTTTCTTCTTTGCTCACCAGCCCACAGAACAGGGCCGTGGGGTCATTGGTATAGCCGAAGTCAAGCCCAAAGGCCGATTTTACACCCTTCCGGGCGCTGATTTCAGCCGGATTGAAGGCTTCTTCTGTCCAGTTCTCATAAATCAGGCCATCCACAATGCCCCAACCACCCAAACCGGCCACTTTATAGCGCCGGGGGTTGTTCTGCTTCATGGTTTCAAAAACCTTCAGATCGGCTTCATCCAGCCATTCATTACACAGGTAATTGGTGGTTGTGGCGTAAATCTGACCATCAGGGGAAATCCAGCTATCATGGAACTGATATGTGGGGTTCCCTTGGCCGTCCTTGCCGGTGATTTCCCCGAAAAACCGCTTCCTGATCCAGTGTTTTTCATTCCACGGGTTGAAGGTCAGGGTGATTTGCTTGAACAGGCCGGTTTCTTCCGGGATAGCACCACGAATGCTTTCATCCAGCATATTGAAATCATCTTCATTGGTGATTTCATAGGCTTCTTCAATCCAACACCAACACAAATACCCAATTTCAACCGTGATAGAAGTCACCTTCAAGGGATCATCAAGGCCCCGGAAGTAAATCTTCTGACCGGTTGGAATATAGGTCATTTCAAGGGGGCTTTCCTTGACTTCCCAATAAGCCTGAACCCCAAGCCTGTTGATTGCCCACTTCAATTCCGTGAAACAGCTATCCTTCAAGGTTCTGAACACTTTGCGAACCACAAGGGTATTGGCTTCCGGGTATTGCATCATCCGTTTGATGATGTTCAGGGCCGTGGTTTTGGATTTCTTTGAAGCACGGGAACCCTTGCAAACCCGGTAACGGCCTTTGAAGTTCCAAAAAGTGGCGTAGCCTTTGCCCACCACTTCAGGAAGGCGGATCACCTTGGCCTTGGGGTTAATCTTCAAGTTGATCATCCCCCATGATAACCACGGGAACAGCATTGCCCAAGTCCATCTTGTCACTGAACAGGGCATAACGCTTGCCAATCAATTCAGCGGCCTTGATCCGTTCCTTGGCGGAAACATCAATATCTGTCACGGCCTGAATGCCATCACCCACCAGTTTCAACACCTGTTCAGTGTGTTGGCCCCGCATTACAGCGGTCAGGTATTCAAGAACTTCTTGGGCATCAGCGATCTTGGCGGAATGAAGTTTTTCAAGTTCAGTTTCAATGTACTGCTTCAGGTCAACAAAGGTCAACAATCGTTGTCCGATACTCTTTGCAGTCTTGGGCGAATACCCCGCCTTGATTGCCGCATCGGTGGCATTGCCGCTGATCAGGTATTCATCACAAAACTTCCTTTGTCTTGCCGTCAAGGTATTCACCCCCTTTGAAAATCAAAAGAAAAGCGCCGAAGGTTCCCCCTCGGACGCTTTTTCACTCTATATAATAGCCGAAAAAACACTAAACTTTCAACAGGTGAAACTAAACTTTACTTGGTTCTTGCAGAAAATCAGCATTTTCCTTGGCAAAAGCAAGTAAAGCCTTCCCGTGGATTTCAAAAAGCCATTGGGTGGTGTACTCGAATTCTGCGGCTAAATCCTCCCACTTTTTCAGTTGGATATATCGGCCTACAAGAACATTTTGCTGATCAAGGTCAGGAATCTTGCTGATCATGCTGAAGGCTTCTTTCTTCATGCTCACAAGTTCGTCAATCCGGGTGTTAATATCTTCTTCAAGGGACATGATTTTTACAATCGTTTCCCCTAAAGTGTCTTTTGGCCCGGAAGTCTGAACCTTATCCGGCTTCAGCTCATAATTTTGGCTTGTCAGCCCGGATCGAAGGGTATTCACTGTATCTGTCAACCGCTGAATCAGGCGGTCAGTTTTTCGGATTTGGGCAAAATATTCTTTAGCCCGCTGGGAAAGTTCCTTATCAGTCACTATGTAGCACACATCCTTTCACAATCATGTTGAAGGGCCTTAAACCCGCATCATACAAGAGCTTCCGGGATTTCCTTCAACATTCAAGATCAAAACGGCATTCTTCATCATTTATAATTCTTCTTTCTATATATTTTTTTCTTATATTTGATTTGAATATCTGTCACATCTTGAATGTTGAAGGTTTTTCCCAAAAGTCCAGTAAACACAAGGGTTTGAACCCCTTCAACATCTATTCAATATCGCCACTTCAACCCCAACTTTGAAGGATTTCCACGGCCAGCACCTTCAACCGGGCTTTGAAAATCCACCACGCCAATTTCCACCGCAACCACCGGGGGCAATCCATCGTAACGGTAAAGGAAACATCGGTCAGGATTGGGGGAAAGTCTGACGGCTCCACTTCCATTGAAATTTTGATTTCATCAACTTCAGAAATAGGTTCCCCGTTGATATATAGGGTTCCTTTCCCGGCATCACTGTTCGGCCCCATTATTTGAACTCCCTTCCATTCCGCTTATCCTTCAGTTCAATCCTGTTCAACAGTTCAAACCCGGCCAAGCGGATAATGTACTTCAGAACAAAGATCAGGTTATTCAACCGCCGTTGCTGTTCTTCATCCTCTCGAATGATAGGTTTCAAGCCCTCATAGGCGGTGGGATCGGAATAACCTTCACTGTTTTGCCAAGGTTTGGACATTGGTTTCCCTCCATTCCTGATACCATGCTTCCACATCACAGCCAATTTCCTTTAACTTTTGACGGGCAATCCAAGGTTCATCCCCTTCATCAAGAAGATAATATTCCCGCAATTTCTGACTTTCGGAATAGAACAGTTCCCAAGCCCGTTTCAGCCGCTTGGGGCCAAAGCCGAATTCCGTGTGAAGCATCCACAGGATCATGCTTTCTTTGTCCATATCGAAGCGGTGATCATTTTCGACAATCTGCCTTTTGATTTCCTGATCCAAAGCCTTCTGTTCAGCCTTATTCAGCGAAACCCCAAAGATACTGCCGCCAGCTTTCTTAAAATACATGGTATTCACTCCAAATATCATCAAAGCAAACCGGAATCAGCTCATGAACCTTTTCTAACAGGATCAGGGCCACTTCCCGCATCTGCGGGTGTGCGGCGGGGGAACAGCGAAGTTTTAAGAAGTGCCGCCACTCCCGAATGTCGGCGGTCATAACCACTTCAGTTTTCAAACTGTTGGGCAGAACTGACCGGGCTTCCTGCGGGGAACAACCAAAGTTCAGCATATTGAAATAGGCTTCTTCCGCTTGGGAACAGGCCCAAAACCAGTGGCGATAAGCGGTGCTGTCTTTATCAAGGAAGCAAGGCATGATCACCGTGATTTCAGAACCAAAGCCTTCCTTGCTATAATTGCAATAGCGAGTGCTTTCCTGACAGTAGGAAGCCAGCCGGTGCCGCACAATCTCATGGGAAACCCCACGATCACAAATGAACTTCACCGTGAAGGAACAGTGTTCCAGCACCGCTTCATGGCCCCGCTTGATAATCCCGGCCACAAAAGCCGGGGCGCTGGTGTCGGTGATCTTGGCTTCAGACTTATAGCAAACCCGCCCACACTGTTCAAGGCGCTTCAGGATTGCGGCTCCGTCAATCGGGGTAATGAATTCCACATCAGGCTTAATAATCTTCATTTCTGCTGATCCTCCAATCTGCTTGGTATATCCTGAAGTTCAGGGTGTTTGATTTCCATATAAAGGGCAAAGAGAATGTTCCAAGCCGCCGCCCGAAGGTGGGGTTCATCCTTCATACCCATCATGTACTTGGCAAGGTGCCGGAAGGCCGAATCAATCAGGCTATGAATGGGAATGCCTTTTTCACAGTTGCGTTCCCCATACTTCAGCGCCCCTTCTTCACAATGCTTGGAAACCTCCACCAAGGCTTCCCACGGCAATAAATCCATCCGGCCCTTGCCGGTGTGCATATCACGAACCGCCCCGGTATCAAACCGGGTGCGATCCCCACTATCCTTGATTTCCATATCAACCATCCTTTCAGTTGAACCACTTAATTACCGGATCACCGGTGAAGCCTTTTTCCCACACATACCACGCATAGGCAATGGCCGAATCCGGGAACCGTTCAAAGTCCCCATTCTTGGCACAAGAAATCCTTGAACGGGATATGTAGACAGTTCGGGGGGGGGGTATCTTTGAAAAAGGCTCCCCGCTTTTGCCCCTCCAAAAACTGAACCTTCAGGAACATTGCCACTTTTCCACCGGGGCGGACGCTTTCAAGCGCCCTTTGAACAAATTCAAGCCCCGCTGAATATGGGGGATTTGTGATAATATCGCCTTCAAACCCATCCAAGGTTTCTGTCAGGAAGTCCAGCGGTTCAGGATCACCAAACCCCCGGTAAACAAGATCAGTGCTGATCACTTCATAGCCGTGGGCCTGAAGAACCTTGGAAATGTGGCCTTCACCACAGGCCGGTTCCCAAATCACCGGGGCAAACTGTTCCAGCTCCAACAGCATTTCCACGGCCTTCGGATCGGTGGCGTAGTAGTCAAAGGCTTCCCGATTTTCAAGCGCATGGTTGGAACTTCCAAGAGTGGTGAATACTTTTTTGGAACCGGCCATTATGAATCACCTTCCTTTCCAGACACAAATACCCGGCATTTTCCAAGGCGGCTGATCCACTTATCAACGATAATGAATCCACAGCGTTTGGTGATTTGCCGTGAAAATTCGATATTGGAAAGCGCCTGAAAGTTATTGGAAATGCAGTATTCTTTGTATTTTCGGTAAACTGTCTTTGTGGGTTCATTTTCAATCCCTTCAAGGCCAACTTCTTTAATGAAACCAATAATGGGGTTGTTGTTCTGTTCGTATTCGTCCAACTGCCCCTGAACTCTGGTAGAAGTGGTGAATTGGGCATTCATCAGAACCCGGCACAATGCCTTCAGGCCCAAAAGAATCAAGTATTCCATTGGTTCTTGTTCACAAAGTTCATCCTTGATGAAGGGCCGGAAATCGGGATCAGCCGGGGTGAACTTGGCATCGAAGGGGACAATCACCAACCGCCTTTGAACGGCTCCGGTTTTATCCTTCATGCGGGGGATGTTGTTGGCGCTGAACAGGAACTTGGCATAGTTGTTGAACTCGAAGGGGTCTTGTCCTTTGCGCTCCACATTCACCCGATCACCTGTAACCAGCTTTTTGAACACTGACGCATTGGCAATGAATTCATCCCCAATATCATCACCAATGTTCGCCAGTTTCCCGAACAGTTCAGCGGTTTTGAACCTGTCCCCAAGTTCTTTTAAGTCAAGGGAAGCAATATTGCGATCCCCCAACATATTTTTGACCACATGAAGGAAGGTAGATTTGCCGTTGCTCTTATCGCCAATCAGGATGAAGGCTTTACCAAGTTCATTGCGCCTGTAAAGGCAATACCCCACCATTTCTTCCAACAAGGCCCGAACTTCAGGATCATTACAAGCCAGCCGGTCAAGGGTGTGATCCAGCAATTCAGAATAGGCGGCGGGGTTGTAGGGCCACGGGATCTTATTGGTGATCACGATTTCCGGGGTGAAGTCAGTAAAGGAACCATCCCGGATATTGAATAGGCCATTGCTGAAAGCAATGATGTTCGGGTTGGTGGCCTTGGTTTCACCCTCTGTTTGAAACATAACTTCCAAATAGGCCAAGACTTCTGACCGGTGCGCCCGCTTCAGGTTCGGAATATGCTTGATCATTTGGGCTTCAATCTCCATAGCACCGGGAACATAGATACCATCCCGGTAAATGTGAAGCTGGTTATTGATCTTCACAATATGGTTGTTGTTCTTCAGGTACACCGCAAACTTATCAAACAGGAAGGTTTTATCTTTGAAGAAAATGGGCTTTTTGAAGGCTTCATCCCGAAGAATCGTTTCAAGTTCCCTATCTGAAAGGGGTTCATCCAGCACATAGCGATTGATCAGCCGGATAGTTTCACGGGCTTCTTCCTTGGTGAAATCCTCGCTTTGAAGGGTCAGAATATAGTTGAACAAGGCTTGATTTCGCCCGTCCCCGGCTCTCATATCCAAGAACTTCATGCTGGTTTTTACAGGGGTCAACCATTTGGGAAGGTCTTGAATTTCATCTTCCGGCCAATCGTACAGAATGGGCCGTTCAACACCTTGGAACTTCAAAACCGAATAGCTGTTATTCCTGCCCACCTTGGCATCTGACACAATCCCAAGGGCCAAGGTCTGTTTTGTCCAGCTTTTTTCCACCAGCCCTTCCGGGTTACGGAACAAGAAGTGTTTTCCCCGTGTGGTCTTATACACCCGGCATTTCAAGGAAAGGTCTTTGACGATTTGGAACAGAAGATCACTGGTTTCCCCATCGTCCACATCAATCAAAATGGTTTCTTCCCCAAGAATTCCGGCGTATTCGTCAAGGTCTTGAACATCTTCAAGGCGGTTCAACCGTTTCCGCCCTTTGAACCGTTCAAGGCATTGTTTGTCTTTGGTTGGAACATAGCCCCGGAACAGTTGCATTGCTCAAATCCCCCCCCCCTCTTCTTTGTCAACTCCAAAATCGGCTAAACGGCTCCAAGCCGTATCAATGTAATATTGCTTGTCCAGTTCGTCAGGAATAGGAAGGCCGGTCACATCGTCATTGATAAAGAAGCAATGTTCCGGGGTGTTGGCGAACTGTTCCGGGTTCTTCTGCCGTCCTTTGACCACCTTCCCGGAAACCTTGAACAAGCCCCCTTTGGAATGATCCTTGGACGCAAACACCCGGAAGGTTTTATCTGTCTGAACTTCACCGCCCCTGAACCTTTTCACAGTCTTTGAACGGCCTTTTTCATCCCTGATTTTTTCCATCGTGATCACCGGGGAATAAAGCGCATATTTGTATTTGCTGGAAACCTTCACCACCTTCTGAAAATCCCGAAGGGAATTGCAGTTTCCAATGGTTTCTTCCGGCTTGGTGCCATACAGGAAGAAAGAAATAATGGCTTGGTTGACAATGGGCAAATCATAATCAAGATCAGACAGTTTCTTTACATAGGCCCCCTTGCATTTCCAACGGGGCTTCCCCTTTTCATCCAGCAACGGGCCAGCGGGAACAATCAGATAGTTGTTCACATCTTTCTGAAAAACCTTTTGGAATTCATCAAATTCCAGCCGCATTCCAGTTCTTTCTTCCCATTCCCAACAAATATCATCAATCAAATCAAAATCTTCATAGCACCGCAATTTGATCAAGATACCATCGGTGTTGCTTTGGATAATGTCACAGTGATCTTCCAACCGCTCTATCAGGTCAAGCAAAAGAAGCTGACCGCCAACACACACATTGTTTGCTTGCCGGGGATCATACATAGCATTGTGGCGATCCTTCATGGCTCCATAGGTGCTGTTCAGAACGATTTTATAAGGCTGTTGCATGGGGTTCTTTTCCGCCTTCAGCTTCAGGCGGGTGTGGTAGATTTCATCATACTTGGCCGGGTCTGCAACATTCCGGCTGATCCACCCATACCGCAACATCAAGGAAGGGTAATAGGACGCCACATCAACATTGATATACCACCCTTCCCCAAAATACTTGGGAATGGCTCCGTGAAGCCCACCCCAAGCGAATACATGGGGAACACCAGCCACATCAATTTCAAGGGATTTGGAATAGTCCCGGTTCAGCGGATTTTTATACCAGTTCAAAACCTCTGTATAGCGTTCAATCCGCAAGGTGTCAGGAAATTCGATTTCAAATTCATCATTGTGATCCCGCTGAATGGCTCCAAGAATTTTGGCCGAAAGCTGGGCTTTGGTTCGGCCAATATCAGAAATGGGAAGGTTGAAGGTTTTCACAAGTGACATTTGGGCATCGAATTCATCAGCCTTGCGCCGTAACCACACTTCCACGGTTTCTTCTACATCGTGACGGCAATATTTGACGGTTTCGGCCAGTTCTTCTTCCGTCAAAGGGCGGTCAATATCGAAAGGAACCGTGGTTTCCTTGATTGAATGCCCCATGAAGGCTTCCAGCGCCTTCAAACTGATAGGCGGGTTGGGCATCACATCATAGTTGATCACCGGGAAATTCTTGAACAGGCTTGAAAAACGGTAGCCGGGTTTATCCTGTAAAATGATCCAGTCATTCACCTGTTTGGGGTTGAACCCGCACAAGATACCTTTCAAAATGTACTGATCATAATTCCGGCTATTATATCCGGCCCATATCTGCCCCTTGTGCTTCTCATAGAAGCGGTTAAGTTGGTCAGGGTCGTTGATGATCACAGTTTCCTTCTTGGCGTTCAGATCAATCAGAACAACCAGCCAATCATAAGCGAAAACCTCAAAATCATAGAAGATCATCGTGTCACCCACTTTCTGAAGGTTCTTGGTGAATCAGTGAAAACAGCCCCGCCACGGGAAGGCTTCACCTTGGGGCCAACCGGGGCAAGCGCCCCGGCATTTTTGAAAGTTAAGGTTCAAACTTTTCACTTTGATTGTAGACTTTTTGCCTACATTTATTGTAAAAAATTTTGCGTTGGTTTTCAATCCTCAACTTCAAAAACTTCATCAATGGAAACGGAATTGAAGCGGGTATCATCATAATCCACCGCATATTCCAGCTTCCCATCAATGGCTTCCGCAATGTCAAGGACAAGCTGGGCAAACTGCTTGTAACTGGTGAAGCTGACAGGAACCCCGGAATCCAGCTTATCAAGGAAGCCCATAGCGGAAGCAATCATGTTCTTGTCGTTCTTGGTGCCGTACAGAACCCGGTTCATAAAAATCCGCTGGTTCTTATACTCGCCGGACAGAATCTTGAAGGACACAGCCAGCATGGGGCGGTTGGGATCGGCCTTGGTTCCCTTGATCTCCAAGGTTTCCACCTTCACTTCATATTTGCCAGCGGGAATGGTGGGGAAATCCCCGCCGCCGTTCTTCTTGGCTTCCTCCACATCGGCCTGAAGGCCCTTCAGATCAACAGAACGATCAATCTTGTCAAAATCAATAGCCATAGTTTTTTACCTCCAAAATGTAATTTTTAGAAACGCTTCAGAATGTTGAACAGGCCGGAAAGGGCTTTAGCGGTTTTTTCTGCTTCCTCCATTTTGGCCCGTTCCTCGTCCGTAGGGGTGAACCCTTCCACCGGCTTGAAAAGATCATCTGTCAGAATGGTGTCAAACAGATTTTCCATAGCCGCTTCCGCCAGAAGATCACTGAAATCATCATGCTTCCGGGCATACATGATCAGGGCTTCTTTTGCGGCCAGCTTATGAATGGCAATCAGGGCTTCCGGCTCAATACCGGGCGGGGGGGGGGTCAGGTTTGCGGCAACGGGGATATTGCGGAAACGG